CAGTTCCTAATAAAAGAACCGCACGATCTAAAACAAAAGGATAAATAACTGGTATGGCGCATAATCTAATCTCCCTAGTCTGATTGCCTTTTGACGGATGCCAGCAGATCAACTCTCCGATCTGACCCCCCCGTCAAACCCTTCGGGGGTGCGATATATATATACAGTATGAAATAAAATTTTATGAAAAATTTTCCAAATAAAAAATACAACATTATTTATGCTGATCCACCTTGGACATATAGCGATAAAAGAAGTGGGTCTGGATATAAAAACCCAAACGGTGCTGGTGGTGCAAATAAACATTATCCAACCATGTCTTTGAAAGATATTTGTGATATGCCCATACAAGATATAACTGATGAAAATGCTATGTTGTTTCTTTGGTGTACTTCTAGTTTATTAGATTATGGTTTTGAAGTTATGCAACATTGGGATTTTAAATATAAAACTATGGGTTTTGTTTGGGTAAAAATGACTAAAGATTATTCTAAGCCTTATTCTGGCATGGGTTTTTATACTAATCAAAATGCAGAATTTTGTTTACTTGGTTTAAAGGGCAAGTATTGGAGAGAGGCAAAAAACGTAAAGCAAATAATACAAGAGCCCAGAGATAAACACTCTAAAAAACCATTAGATATTAGAAAAAGAATAGTTAGCTTGTGTGGCGACTTGCCTCGTATAGAGTTATTTGCAAGAGAAACATCTGAAGGTTGGGATAGTTGGGGTAATGAAATATGAAATACAGTCCACAAGAAGAAAAAGAACTGATGACCTCCCTCTGGTCACTTAACATAAAAGATGATCCTCTAAACTTTGTCCGCTTTGTCTTCCCTTGGGGTCAAAAGGACACCCCCCTCGAACACTTTGAAGGGCCAAGAAAGTGGCAAGAAAAAATTTTACGAGATATTGCAATACACATACAGCGTAACAACTCTATTGATATGCCAGAGATGTTTCGTCTTGCAGTCGGATCAGGTCGTGGAATAGGTAAGTCTGCCTTAGTCGCATGGATTATCTTATGGATGCTCTCCACTCGCCTTGGCTCAACTGTCATCGTCACCGCCAACACCGAACAACAGCTACGCTCAAGAACATGGGCGGAACTCGGTAAGTGGCTCACACTCTCCATACATTCTCATTGGTTTCAAAAGACAGCAACAACCATCAAACCCGCAGCCTGGTTTGAAGAAGCACTCGTTAGAGACTTAAAAATAGACACGGGCTACTACTACGCACAAGCGCAGCTCTGGTCAGAAGAAAACCCAGATGCCTTCGCTGGTATTCACTCCAGCTACGGTGTGTGCCTTATTATGGATGAGGCTTCAGGTATACCCGCACCCATCTACTCTGTGTCAGAAGGTTTCTTCTCAGAGCCTACCCCCAATCGTTTCTGGTTTACCTTCTCCAACCCCAGAAGAAATTCAGGGCCTTTCTACGACAGCTTCCACTCCAAACGTGCCTTTTGGAAGTCGGAGCAGATAGACTCTCGTGACGTAGAAGGAACAGACAAAGACTTGTTCCAGAAAATGATAGAACAGTACGGAGAAGACTCTACCGTATCTAGGGTAGAAGTCATGGGTCAGTTTCCAAAGGCAGATGACGATACCGTTATTCCTATGGACTTAATTAATTCTGCGATAGACAGAGACGTTACACTTGCAGCGAGCGAACCGATTCTATGGGGTCTTGACGTTGCCAGATTCGGTGGCGACAACTCTGCGCTTTGCATACGACAAGGAAACACAGTTTTAGAAATAACCACATTTAATTCTATGGACTTGATGCAGTTGTGCGGTGCAATAAAAAATCGTTATGACGATTCAACAGTTATGGAGCGACCACAAGAAATATTGGTTGACGTAATTGGTTTGGGTAGTGGAGTTGTAGATAGATTAGCTGAACAGAATTTACCTGTGCGTGGTGTGAATGTAGCCGAAGCACCGAGTACAAAAAAGAATTATTTAAACCTACGAGCAGAGCTTTGGTTTGCAATAAAGGATTGGTTGGCGCAGCGTGATTGCCGACTTCCTAATAATGACGAGCTTGCTTCGGAACTCGCTGCGCCTCAATACAAATATACATCATCTGGAAAAATTAAAATAGAAAGTAAAGACGAAATGCGTAAAAGAGGTATAAAATCTCCAGACAAGGCAGACGCATTAGCTCTGACGATGGCAAGTTCGGCTGCATCCTTTGGTGGCAGTCAAGCGTTTATGGGTTATAATTTCAAGAAACCCTTGAAGTCAAGAATATTTAGAGTGGGATAATTTATGGCAAATAAAAAAGCAAAGCAGATTGAAGCAGAAATTGAAATGCAACTGAACGAAGATACGGACTTAATGAATCTATCGGGAGTTATCAAATCAGAGATGGATGACGCTCGTGATTTTATCTACCAAGTCGGAGAAGAAAGTGCAGAGTCTACAGAATACTACCTTGGCAATGAGCCAGAATCGACAAGCACATTACAGTCTGAGTTTATCTCTACTGACGTTAGAGACACCGTACTCTTTATGCTACCGTCTATCATGCGTACTTTCTTTGGTACTAAGAAGGTGGTTGAATTCATCCCTAAAGGGCCTGAAGACATACAGCTTGCCGAACAGCAAACAGATTACATTAACCATGTTATCCAACAAAAGAACAACGGGTTTAAAGTTTTATACGATGCGTTTAAAGATGCACTCGTTAGAAAGACAGGATTTGTCAAAGTGTTTTGGGATGACTCACTTGATGCAACTACGCACGAGTATTCCAACTTAGACCCTCAGTCTTACCAAGCTCTAGTGCTTGACCCTGACGTAGAGATTATTGAAGAAGAGATAACCAAAGAAACAATTACTACACTTGACCCATTAACACAGGAAGAAGTTACACAAGAACTGCCTGTCAGTTACGAACTAACTATTAGAAGAGTTAAAGAAAGAGATCAAGTGTGCATGGAGTCTGTACCACCAGAAGAGATACTTATATCCAGACACGCTAAAGATTTAAACAGCGCATCTTATGTTGCACACCGTATGGTTAAATCGGTATCTGATTTAATCGCTATGGGTTATGACCCTGAAGAGATTGAACAACACGCGGGCTATGGCGGTAGTGCGGTTGATCCAGAAGCTTACGAAGAAGTACAAGCGCGTAATCCTTTTGACAACATGGTTTATCCCGACAGGAATGATGCGGGTGGCAAAGACGTTTTATATATAGAGCACTATTTATTCTACGACTTTGATGGCGATGGTATAGACGAAAGAATTAGAGTCTGTACTGCGGGTGATGGTATTCACGTTCTCAATGTAGAAGCGTGGGACGATCTACCGATTGTCATGTTCTGCCCTGATCCTGAACCACATACAGCGATTGGTTCATGTCCAGCAGACTACTTAAAACCGATTCAAGCAGCGAAGTCTCAGATTATGAGAGACACGCTAGACTCACTAGGACATTCTATTTTCCCTCGTATGGCTGTTGTCGAGGGTCAGGTCAATATTGATGATGTATTGAATACTGATATTGGACAGCCGATTAGAGTGCGTGCTCCTGGTATGGTACAACCTTTCAGCGTACCGTTTGTTGGCAAGGAAGCGTTTCCTGTACTGGGCTATCTCGATGAGTCCAAAGAGAATCGTACAGGGGTGTCTAAGGCATCAGCTGGATTAAACGCTGACGCTCTTCAATCAAGCACCAAAGCAGCGGTGTCCGCTACTATGTCAGGAGCACAAGGAAGAATAGAGCTTATTTGTAGGCATTTTGCTGAAGGTGGTATGAAAGACCTCTTCGGATTAGTCAACAATCTGGTTATCAAACACCAAAGTGCTCAAGATATGTTTAGATTGAATGGTAAATTCGTACCCGTTGACCCTAGATATTGGGACAACAACAAAGATATCATTGTCAATGTAGCGATTAGCAAGACTTCAGACGAAGAAAAGTTTGCTATATTGTCTCAATTATCCACAAAACAAGAGCAAATATTGGCTCAATTAGGCCCTCAGAACCCTCTTGTCTCTTTACAACAATATTCTAATACGTTGAGCAGAATGATCGAAATGGCTGGATTTAAAGACCCAGAATCGTTTATCAACACCGAAGTTCCGCCAATGCCACCCCCTTCACAAGAGCCACCGAAGCCAGATGCAGCTGAAATGTTAGCGCAAGCTGAAGCTATGAAGGCACAAGTAAGTGCTCAGAAGGCTATGATAGACGCGGAAACAGATCGTATGAAGATTATTATGGATGACGATAGAAGTCGTGACATAGAAGAAGCACAAATACGATTAAAGGCAGCAGAGTTGTTGGCAAAATATGGAGCACAAGTTAATATTGCAGAGATTAATTCTATTATGGAAAGAGATAGAGAATCTATAAGACAAAATGCAAAACAACAAGCTCAAGGACTATTTACTAGCAATGCGCCCCAACAAAATTTATGATATTGAAGTTTTAGAAGGCGACATGGTGTTTATAGGCAAAGAAGTATTTGCCAAGAATGAACGACAAGCTTTTGAGATGATGATATTAATGTTTGGTGGTGAGATAAACGAAGATTCAGAAGTGATTCTTTGTGAAGAAAGAACGGTGCACTAATGGCTAAAGCAATACGTAAGACAACAGCTAAAGGCGGTAACTACCGATCTACTAAGTCTGGTGCTGGTATGACTCAAAAAGGAGTCAATGCCTACAACAGAGCTAATCCTGGTTCTAAATTAAAAACAGCTGTAACAGGCAAAGTAAAGCCTGGTAGCAAAGCAGCTAACAGAAGAAAGTCTTACTGTGCTAGATCACTTGGACAACTTAAACGTAGTTCTGCGAAGACTAGAAACGATCCTAACTCTAGGATAAGACAAGCACGCCGAAGGTGGAAGTGTTAGAAAAACCCAAGTATAATCTTTTTATGGATATATTAATCGCACTCGTAGTTGTAGCTGTAATAGCTGGCTACTACGTTAAAAAGAAAAAGCCTGAAATCTACAGCAAAGTTAAAGAATTATTAAAACTTAAAAAATAAAATGCCAAAGAAAGGACTATACGCAAACATACACGCTAAACGTGAAAGAATTAAAAAAGGTTCTAAAGAAAAGATGAGGAAGCCTGGTACAAAAGGTGCTCCTACCGCTAAAGCTTTTAAAAAGGCAGCTAAGACCGCAAAGAAAAAATAACCTATGGAACAAGCAGTCCAACTGATTAACGAAGTTGGCTTTCCCATAGCAGCTGCGGGCGGTCTAGGTTTCTTTATATGGAAACTTATCAACCGTATCATCGATGGCATGGAAACTAAGCTTGACACACTTGATGATAAGCAAGCTGAGTTAATCTCTCACATGGAAGACAGGCTAGGCACTAAGCTAGATTCTCAACATGGTATCTTAGTTGCATTAATAGATAGAGTCAGATCGTTAGACAACGAAATCATTAGACAAGACACACTTATTAAAACAATACTTGGTGTGCCACAGTTAATAGATAGTGCCAAAATAGCGAAAGCAGATAGAGACGACCAAAGGAAAGACTGATGACTGCTTACGATAAGCTATTAGCTATTCTTGGTTTATCTTTTGTTTTATTGGTTATAGCTGTAGACATTCGTGCTGATGAAATGACTCACAAGTTTAAGAATCCTAGCTTTTCAGGTGTTGGTACATCTAGTCATTATCTAACTATAGAAAACCAAGAGTTCAATAGAAAGGAAGCTATACGCGAAGAAATTCAAGCCTATGTAGAAGACTTGGAAAGAGAAGCAGAGAACACAACATTAGCTAGGTTTATACGTAACCTAGAGAGTAGAATATACGCACAACTAAGCAGACAGTTGGTTGATAGTTTATTTGGTGAGACTGCATCTGATTTCGGTACGCTAGAACTAGAAGGTAACACTATAGAATATAGAGTAGAAGACGATAAGGTAACATTAATAATCACAGATGAAGAAGGCAATACAACAGAAATTACTGTACCTCTCGGTTCTTTTACTTTCTAGTTGTGCACTTATCATACCTCCATTAGATAACGGAGTACCCCCCATAAGAAACATAGAACCCGCAGAAGTGGGTTTGTTAATAACAGAATTAAAAAACATTAAATCACCTATACGCAAACCTGTTGTTGCGGTTTATCCAAACTCTTTTAAAGACAATACAGGCCAACGTAGAAGCAATAGTCAGTATGCTAGTTTTAGTACCGCTATCACACAATCACCAGACGCATACTTAATCAGAGCACTTAAACACTCTAACTTCTTTGATGTAGTAGAACGTACAGGACTAGACAACCTAACTAAAGAAAGACAAATCATACGAACAACCAGAGAAAGTTTTGAAGAAAAACAAAAACTCAAGCCTTTATTGTTTGCTGGTTTATTAATGGAAGGTGGTGTTATAGGTTATGAAACCAATATAAAGTCAGGTGGTGCGGGAGCTAGATACTTAGGTATTGGTATGTCAAAAGAATATAGACAAGACTCAGTTACCATATCCTTACGCACAGTTTCAGTTAGCACAGGAAAAATATTATTAGAAGTTTTGGTCACAAAGACTGTTCTAAGCGCATCTATCTCTTCAGATGTGTTTAGGTTTTATGCAAACAACACAGAATTGGTTGAAATTGAAAACGGTATAGTGGAAAATGAATCTATAAACATTGCATTACAAGCGGCGATTGAAACTGCGGTATTACAAACAATCAACGAAGGTCACGAATCTGGGTATTGGAAACTAAATGAATAAACTAAAGCTATTACTGTTACTTATATCGCTTAATATTTATACAGCGGACAGCGAGATATTCATAGATCAATCGGGTGCTACATCTAACTTAGATATAGAACAAGTGGGTGGTGGAGGAAACATCATTGGTGGTGCTGACGCAGCTGCTGGTTCTATGACTGCATTAGATATTGATGGCGCAACTATGACCTTAGATATATTGCAAAAGGGTTCAACAAACAAATTCCTTGGTGATATCTGGGCAGATAACTACACAGGTTATTTCTCATTTATAGGTGATACCAACACATTTAATATGTCTACAGACGAAACCAACGCAACTGGAGCAGATGGCTCTAACGTAAACGTACAAGTCACAGGCAATACAAATACTATGACTCTCAATCACGCTATGACAGCACTAGCAGCTAATTTAGACTTAGATTGGACTGTGCAAGGTGGTGGTAATAACATTACTGCATCTATAGATGTAGATGGGGCAACTAATTATATGGACATTGATGGAGATGATAATGTTGTCACCTACGATGGTGACGGTTATGCGGGTGGTTACTTCTACTTAGATCATACGGGTAGCACAAGAACATTTAATATAGATCAGGAATCTACATCTGATAATGATTGGCTTAAGATTACATCTGTTGGGTCTAGCGGTACTGTCTGTGTTACTCAGTCAGACGCAACTACTTCATTCGTCTGTTGATATAGGCTCTATATCTGAGCTTAGAGGCAACGCACAAGTTCTAAGAGATAAACCCTACGGAGCTGAATTAGACTTTGGCATACTGAGTTATGACAAAGTAGAAACTGCAAATGGTCGTATGGGTATTACGTTTATTGATGATACTGAAATAAGACTGACAGAAAACTCACAAGTATTGATTGATGAGTTTATATTTGATCCTAACCCAGATAAATCTAAAATGGCTTTGACCTTTGCTAAAGGCACAGCACGATTTGTTACAGGTAGACTTAATAAAGTTCCAAAGAAAAATATTAAAATACGCACGAATAGTGCAACTATAGGTATAAGAGGCACAGACTTCACCATAACTGTAGATGAGCTTGGTAGATCGTTAGTCATCTTATTACCTAATCTTGATGGTACCTCTAGCGGTGAGATAACAGTAGAAACTGCTATGGGTATGGTAGTTCTTAATCAGCCCTATCAATCTACGGTAGCAAGTGTGTATGAACAAGCACCTACTAAGCCTGTTATCTTGGATATAACGCTAGACTTAATTGACAATATGTTAATTGTAAATCCACCAGAACCTAGAGAAGACTTACAAGAAGATACTCAACAACAAGCTACAGCAGACTATTTAGATTTTAACGAACTAGAAATTGACTACTTGTCAGAAAACTTCTTAGACAATGAAGCAGACTTAGAGTTTACAGAATTAGATATAGATTACTTAGATGTAAACTTCTTAGAAGATTTACTAAGTGTGTTAGATGCTTTGGCTTTTGCAGAAGAAGAAGATCAGCTAAATCAATCTGCTACATCTATAAACATTACAGGAACAGAGATAGGTCAAGATAAAAAAACACAAATAACAACCCTGGTACAAGGACAAGCCATATCTTTTAGAAGGATGGTAGGTAATTCTTTACGATTAGATGTTGATAACTCTGGCAGTTATACTATTATTTTGGAACAATCAGGTGTTGTAAACACCGTTAAAGTAAATGGCGGTTCTTCTAGTACAATAAAAATTAAACAAGGATCGTCTTAAATAAGTTAAAATTATTATCATTCATTTAATCTATAAGGAGTAATTATGCCAAGAGGTAAAGGAACATACGGAAGCAAAATGGGTAGACCACCTAAAAGAAAAGTTAAAAAAACCGTATATAAAAAGAAAAAATAATGCCTAAAAAAAAGGCAACGCAAGAGGATAAGCGTAAACAAACCGCTGCCTTTTGGAAGTTTATTTTAGATCAAAGGAAAGATAAAAAAGATGAAAGCACTACTTAAAAACTTAGTTGGATCAGTAGCACCCACACTTGGCACAGCATTAGGTGGGCCTATGGGCGGTATGGCTGCAAATATGATTGCAGATGTATTGGGTTGTAAGAACGAACCCAAAGAAATACAAAAAGCCATAGACAATGCTACACCTGAACAAATGCTTCAGCTTAAAAAAGCTGAAGCAGAGTTTGAAATACAAATGAAAGAACTAGAGGTAGATGTATTTAAACTAGAAGTACAAGATACCCAAGATGCTAGAAAGACTTTTTCTAAAGATTGGACAACTAGAATTATAGGTATTGCTACATTAGGTGGCTTTCTAGGTTATATCTTTCTTATAACCCTCCAACCTCCAGAAGCCAACTCAGAGGCTTTGGTCAATTTGGTACTCGGCTACTTAGGTGGTCTAGCATCAGCCATTATTAGTTTTTACTTTGGAGCATCACACTCTGGTGATGACAAGTAAAGACGGTAGATGGAATTGGTACGGAGAAAACAAAGAAACAATGCAAATATCTGAAGAAGGTACATCTTTAATAAAGTCTTACGAAGGTTGTCGTTTAGAAGCCTATCAAGACTCTGTAGACGTTTGGACTATAGGTTATGGTCATACTAAAGATGTAAAAGAAGGCGATAAAATAAACCAAGAAGAAGCTGAGTATATGCTACAAGAAGAAATGATTGAGTATGAAGGCTATATTAATGATCTTGTAGAAGTGCCACTAGAACAATGTCAATTTGATGCTTTGGTATGTTGGGTATATAACTTAGGCCCTACAAACCTTAAGAACTCTACGTTACTTAAAGTGTTGAATGAAGGCGATTATGACGGTGTTCCAGAGCAGATAAAAAGATGGAACAAAGCTGGCGGTGTTATCTTAGGTGGCTTTCTAGGTTATATCTTTCTTATAACCCTCCAACCTCCAGAAGCCAACTCAGAGG